GTGCGGGATTTAAGCAGCGTGTAGATTATGTGCATGAGGACAATTCCGAAATCGATATTGCGTATTGGAGGGACTAGATTATGGACGAGAAGATGTCGTTGTTTGTGTACAATACCGAAACACAGAGCGTGAACAGACCCGCTACACCACCTCCAGTTGAAACGGGAGATCATTTCCAGAACCTTCTGGAACGCGAAGCGGCGAACTGGTCATTACAGAATCGGGAACCTGTCGTGGGATGGTACGAGGCACACAACGCAGACAAGAATGAAGAGTTGTTGTTCCGCGGTGCCCCGATCATGCAGGGTAAGTTAGCCTTAGAATACGGCTGTGGCCCTGGACGTAACCTGATTAAGTTTAGAAATTATTTTCGACAGATTGATGGAGCAGATCGTTCACCCGGCATTTTGTCGAAGGTGCCTCTGAATCTGGGTGACGCCGGGGTTCCTGTGCCTGATCTATACCTCACGGATGGACATTCGTTGCCGATGATCACCAATGACACTTATGACGTGGTGTTCTCCTTGATCTGTATGCAGCACATCTCCGCTCGCCAGTGGAGATTGGAACTCTACAAGGAGTTTTTCAGAGTCCTCAAGCCAGGCGGTTTCTTCTGCTTCCAGATGGGCTACGGTCCTGGGCATAACCATTCAGTTGACTACTTCCATGAGTTTGATCCTTCAGACAATCCTGACGTGCGTGTGGAAAATGTCGCCGATCTCAAGAAAGATATCGAAGATACGGGATTTGTGGACTTCGATCATATCTTCACTGAACCGTGCCATGATCTTCACCCGCAATGGATTTGGATACGATGCCAGAAACCCCTCTAAAGTTGATCGCCCATCGTGGAAACATTGATGGGCGGCAACCAGTCAAAGAGAATAGTCCGGATTATATCGACCGTGCCATCCACCTCGGCTTTGATGTCGAGGTGGATGTGTGGGGTCGTGAAGGCATATTCGGTCTCAACCTTGGGCATGATGGACCCGTCTATCCTATAGACTTTTCATTTATCGAGAATAGAATTCAGCATCTCTGGGTCCATTGCAAGTGCCCCTATTCCCTGTTTCTCCTCAGAGAATATCTTCCATCAGTCCGTTATTTCTTCCACCAGACGGACGACTACACTATCACAAGTTGGCAGGATATCTGGTGTTATCCCGGTAAACCTGCCTATGGTTCCCATGCCATTGTCTTACTGCCTGAGCAATGGATGGAACTCGATCAGGTAGGGAAATACTGCCAGCGCACCCAGGCGGCCGGGGTCTGTTCGGACTTCGTAGGGCAAATCAAAAGTATCATAAATACATGATCGACAACAACTTATCGCCTGTAGAGGGTATGATATGCTATCGCTCCATGAACTTACAGAAGCCACAGAAAAACACGGTGTCCTTGCCTATGGTCGCATGAATCCTCCCACCATCGGCCATGCAAAACTCGTTGATAAAGTACACGAAGTCGCCAAGGCGCACGATGCGTCCCACAAGGTCGTGCTTAGTCACTCCGAAGACCCTAAGAAGAATCCCCTCTCTCAAGAACACAAAATCAAACACGCCAAGCGTTTCTTCCCGAAGACCAACATTGTCGCCGCAGATAAGAAGGAACCTACCATTTTCCATCATGCTGCAAAGATGCACCACGAAGGGGTGAAGCACCTCCATGTGATTGCCGGGGATGATCGCGTCAAGGAATACAGCCATTCCCTCCACAAATACAACGGTCACTTTGACAAAGAAGGACACGGCTACAAGTTCAAGTCGATCACGGTCCATTCGGCTGGCAAGCGCGACCCCCATGCTAAAGGTACAGAAGGCATGTCTGCGAGCAAGATGCGCGAACATGCAACCAAGGGTCACTTTGAGGAATTCAAAAAGGGTGTTCCTAGTCATGTTAGCCATGAACACACCAAGGAACTCTACCATGATGTGCGAAAGGGTCAAGGGATAAAAGAAGAAACGGACTATTTACGCGAAGGGGTTCATGATGCCGGGATTTTCAAGGCCGTGTTCCTCGCCGGGGCACCTGGGTCGGGAAAAGACTTCGTATTGAAGAAGTCACTTCAGGGTCATGGGTTGACTGAAATCAACTCAGACACCGCACTTGAACACCTGATGGATAAAGCCAAACTTGACAAGAAGATGCCTGAACATGAACAGGAACGCCGTAATGTGGCTCGTGATCGTGCAAAGTCCCTGACAGAACTCAAGCAACGACTGGCGCTACACGGTCGCAATGGACTGATTATCAATAGCACGGGTGCCACACACGACAAGATCAAGAAGATCAAAGATATGCTAGGCGATCTCGGCTACGATAGCAAAATGGTTTTCGTGGATGCCTCAGATAATGTCAGCCGTAATCGCAATATCGAACGAGGACAGCGCGGCGGCCGCATGATTCCTGAAAAGATTCGTGCTGAAAAGTGGCGTCACGCCCAAGACTCTCGTGTGAAATTTGCTCAGATGTTTGGTGGTGAACACTATCACGAATTCAATAATGATGAAGACCTCCGACATAATGCTGATCCTGAGGCGTCAGGACAAAAGACCGCGGAGCTAGACGATCTACACAAGACCGTGAGAAAGTTTACACAAACTCCTGCGAAGTCTGAACAAGCACAGCAATGGATTTATAAGAATATGGGCAAGCTGGCCAAGATGCCTGTGGGTAACAAGCAGCAGCAAGCAAATGCGTTGCCACCTCCGCCAGATTCCAAAGCAAAAGAAGAAGCCGATAAGCTTGGGTTGAAGTGGTTGGGACATGGCCGATATGGAAAAGATAGCCGAGTTACCCATTTCACCTTACATGATCGGTTGATCGAGAAGCAAAAGGCACTCAAGCCACCGGTCGATAAGACGGAGAAGAAGTCGGCAAAGAAACTCAACGAAGCATTTGAGCAATTATTCACGGAGGATGAACATGAATATCTGGAACTACGAAATTACATGGAGAATCGTGTTGTGGTGGGAGAATCTGAAGTTGTGGGTCCAACAGTACAACATTACACCACACAGTCAGGGCGAGGATTTGGAGTGTCCGGAGTGTCAGCGGGAAGCTCTCTCTTTAGTGCCCTCCAAGAAGAAGAAGAAGTCCACAGCACCCCGCAAACAAAAGTCGAATTCGAATGCTTTCGAGACCGATTGGTCGTTTCAGGAACCCAAGAAAAAGAAATCCTCCAAGAAGGTGAACCGACGGTAGACACGATGGAAACTGGTGGTCCTGCCTTGGGTGGCCGTCCGTCAGAAACCAATGACATGGGCCGTGGTGGTCAATCGACTCCATTGCCAAAGAAGACGTTGAAAGACCTGCTCAAGAAGAAGGTACCATGAAATCCTTTAAGATAGTAGCGGAAGAATTTGTTCCTAAGTTCCAACGCGCCACCAAAACTGATGTGCATTACACCGGGGTTATCAATGGCAAGACTTACGTGGTGCCTCATGCTTTTCATGGCAACCATGATATCTTGCGTGGGACGAAGGTGACCCCTATTCGTCACTCGATTGTGGTGTCACCAATTCATATCTCACGCAACAATCCGACACTGACACCAGAAGAGTCGGCGCGAGTGCATTCCCATATCAAGGATATTCATGGTGGACAAAATTTAGCAAACCTGGATGAAGAGGAACGTCAACAGTCTTTGCATCTGGGTATGACTAGAGCCGATAGAGTGCAACCATCAAAAGAAGTACCTGAAGTCAAGACAGCCGAAACGCACTATAAGAAAACTCACAAGCCTGTCAAAGGTACACCTGAATACCAAGACGAGCGCGACAAGTATCGTCACGCTGCCATCGCTGCCTCACGCAAGGCCGCAACCCTTGCCTTCGCCAAGAAACGTAACTTATTGGAGATTAGGAACATGCTCAACGAAGGACGACCCATTCGAGGTGATGTATTCAGTCACCACCAGACCCTCATTGCCAAGAAAACATTGCGTATGCCGGATGCAATGGTCCATATTATGGGTGGCCCTAATAAAGAAGAGTCGCGCAACCACCTCAAGAAGATGGGCTGGACCGTGAAGCAGATTCACGATCATGAACACGCCCAATTTACAGAAGAGGTCAACGTGGTCCAAGAACACGTCTGGAATGTCACCGATCACCTCGGAAATACGCATAGTGTGGAAGCCAAGGATCACTCAGAAGCCCTAAAGAAAACCGTCAGTGTCGGTGGGGTGCATTCACAAGGTATTCCGATGACGCAATGGCATAAGGTGCGCGTGGAACGAAAGAACCTCGAAGAGGGTACCGAACAACTTGATGAAATTTCTATCGGGCTGGCACAACGAGTGCATGACAAAAGAAATGCACAAGGAGACGCCCTGGTAGCAAGGGCCGCGCGACCACAGTATGCCACTCAAAGCCGAGCCATCACCAAGAAAGCGGCCGAAAAGTTCAAGAAGGCGGATATCTCCTTTCATCATATCATGAAAAAGGTGTTTCGTGAATCCGAACAACTCGGCGAATCCTTCATGAGCACCTTTCACCGCAATGAGCAGGCGAATCGTCATACCGAGAACATCGTGCATCTCGCCAGGCACTTCGGCACACCTGCCGACCATGCCGAAGCCAAGTTCTATGCCGCCGAACACAAGAAGCACGGGCACAACATCCATCGTGACGCGCAGGATAAGATATATGAGAAATTGTTCCCTCGGGCGCTCGCGGCACACCACAACGAAGTCGAACACCTAGACGAATCCTTCATGTCCACCTATAATCGCAATGAGAACGCCAATCGTCATACCGCCAACATCGTGCATCTGGCCAAGCATTTTGGCACTGCGGCCGATCATGCCGAAGCCAAGTTCTATGCCGCCGAACTCAAGAAGCACGGGCACAATAAGCACCACGAAGCTGCCTACAAGCTCCATGAGAAGCTGTGGCCCTCCGCGGTGGCCGCCCATAACCATGTAAAGGAACCAGGGGAAGCGATGACCCCTCCTCGCCGTGGTGAGAATTTCAATGAAGCAAATACATTAAAGCCCTTGACCAAGTATAGCTATGTACCTGCTCGTAATCACTTTGTTGCTGGTAGGAAAGGTGACGCCACCTATAGGAAGCACCGAGCAGAATATCTGAAGAAGAAGAAGATCACCCCGGTGAATAACAAGTGGTATCCCAAGGAAGTCAAGGAAGAATCCGAACAATTGGATGAACTCAAAATGCCTAACACCGGTTGGTTAGGCGCACATCCGCGAGAGATCGCCGGCCGAGTACATGACATGGGACACCATGAGTTAAAGTCCCTCCACAAGTCCTATGAGAAAAATCCTCCTCAAAGTGTTGTGCAAAAACAGCAGCATCGCTCCATCAAGACAGCCTTGCGTAAATATGGTGATGCTCAAGGCACCCATAAGCCTCTTGATAGGTCGAAGTTTATTAAGAAGGATTTGAAAGAGGGTCTGATGTCTTTTGTTCAGCGTAAAATTGCTGGACCTATTGAGAAACGTCATGCAGAGTATAATAATGAGAAAAAGAAACTCCACAAGTCACAATTTGTCAAGAATGCCGCAGGGCCAACACGCCTCCCTAAAGCAATTAGTGAAGAAGCACATTCCGATACCTTCAACACCGTCAAGACCGTGATTCACGAATCCCTGCGTAAGAACCTTCGTTCCCAGAGTGATATCGATAAGTTTGCCCGTCGCGGCCGCGCCGCCAAGAACCTGTTGGGTCTCCAACAGAGTCTCAAGTGGCCTAAGCCCATCGTCGGCGCTCCTAATGGAGGTAAAACAGGAACCGACACCCTCAAGGAAAACTATTCAGGGCATTCTCATTCAGACTCGTTGGCCCAAGGTGCTAAATAACATGAAAAAGTTCAATGAACTCAAGAAACACCTTTATACAGACAAGACTGGTAAGTTTGACTATAAGAAGTTTTCGGCCGACAGGGTCAAGCATCCAGAGAAGTTCATTGCTGGGCTTGAGGAATCCAAATACGGGGATGCTATGTCGAGTAGACTCCCGGCACACCTTTCTGATCCTCGTTTGGCTCATTTAGGAGCCGATGATAAGGTTGAAAAGAGTTGGGAACAGGCAGAGAAAGCCCGATCAAAGAAAGCACGAAAGGACCCCAAGAATCCTACGTGGAAGTTGTATCGTGAGGAAGCCAAGCGACAGATCGATGGTATGGTCTTACTAGAATCCTCAGAACTTGATATCCCAACGCACACCCCCGAAGAGATTGCCAATAAGCACGGTGTTACCGTGCAGTATATCCATGCACAATTGAAGAGGGGCATCGAAGTGGAGCATGAGCATACGTCACACTCTAAGGTTGCGCGGGAGATTGCCCTGGACCATTTGGGGGAGAAGCCCGATTACTATAGCAAGCTGGATAAAGCGAACCTGGAAGAAGGCAGAACACCCAAAGACAAAACGCTTCAGGGTCACCCGTATCATCATAAGAGTGACGCAGAACTTCATTATATCATCAAGGATGCAGGAGAAGCCGAGAAAGCAATAGGCTCCCATGATAAGAAGGCTATGTGGAAGTATGGTGATCAACAGAGTGATGCTGCTTCCGTATTAGCATATCGTCGCCGCGGCGGAAAGCGAATTCCAGAACCAATCAAGGAAGAACTGACACCACGAGAGAAGATGTCGGGGTCAGAACGACTCGCTCAGGTCAAGGATGTTCCATTGGATCATGCTCAAAAGCAAAAGCAGGCGTTGGCACACCATGATAAAACCAACGATATGGTACGGAAACGCTTCTCTCAGGGTGGCAATGATTCCGGTTCTAAGCAAGCGTTGAGAAGTTTGAAAGAAGCCGACTTACAGAAACAATGGAATACCGACTTCAATCCGTCCTATCATCGCCGGTCGAACCTTCGACGGACGATGAAGCAACAGTTGGTCCCTAAGACACCAGGACTTGGTAACAAAGCATGGTTTAGGGCGGATAAAGAGAACAAAGAAAATAGAAAGTCCACAGTGTCCGCTTCACTTAAGGAAGAAAACAACATGATAATTTTTGAGAACACCGATTCGTGGCAACAGTTCGCACATCATTGGACAGAATTCAAGAAACACGATGCCTTGAGCGATACGGACAGAACACATTTGACACCAAGAAATCACCATGAGCGTGAGATGAATAAGCACTACAAGAACCTGACCACTCAACAAAAAAATGCCCTGCGCCTTACTGAATCTGATGTAGCATTCAACGAAAGCTATAAGGTTGGTGATAAGGTGGTTGCTAACATCGGTCCCCATAAGGACACAGTGCATACCGTCATTCATGTGCATCCCACAGGACACTTGAACATCAAGCCTGATGTGCATGTCAGCCGCAACCGATATCATTTGGGGGCCACCAAGGCAGACCCGAAGGATGTCACACGACACCTGGAAGAATCCTCATCAAAGCGAAGTTTTTATGCCAACAAACAGGAACGCGACCCCGCGAAGTTCTTGAAGAACCGTGGGAAGTTGTTCATGAAGAACAAACCAGGCCTGGAACATTTGGATTTGGGTGATGACGCCGATAGAAGTTTTGAGAAGCAAGAGCGGGCCCGGGGCATCAATCGCAAGACGATTCAAGAGATTTTCCAGGCTGCGAAGGACAAGAAGAACGGAAAGCCTCCGCAGGTCGATGCCTTGCCGAATGATGGAGCGAATGAGCCCAAACAAGAAGTCCCAGGTGCTCCAGGTGTCCAGCCCCAGGATGCCAAAGGACCACAGGACGGGGCCCCCAATACTGAAAAGAAGAACAACACTCCAAAGATTGAGAATCCTAACAGCAAAAAGATTCAGGTCAAGGGGCCAGGGCCCGATGACAAGTTTCAAAGCGACCCATTTGTGACCCCGCTCTCCACAATGCCCGATACCGCAAGTCCAAAGAGCGGCAGCCAAGGAGTTCGCTAATTTAGCGATCACATAAATAGCATGATGAGAGACCCCAAGGCAATTATCTTTAGCGACAGTGATGGTGTCATTTGCGACTTTGCAGCAGGTGCTCAGGCGATCCTGGGGCGCCCGTTCAACGAGGGCGGCATTTCCCGCGGCGCCGATGGGGCTCAACTCAATGCCGTAGGGCATTTTTGGGAAACCTTGCCCCCAATGTCCGATTTGCACACCTATTGGGATTTTATCAAGAAATATGATCCTCATATCTTGACTGCGGTACCCAGTTCGCCGTGGCATTTTGAGTGGCAAGACGTGGATCGAGGAAAGCGTAAGTGGTATACGTTGAATCTTCCCACAATTCCCCAACGGAACATTCATATTGTCAAGCGAGAACATAAACGCGACTTCGCACGAGATGCCAAAGTGCGGAACATTCTCATCGATGACCACCAGAATAATATCAAGGAATTCGAGGCAGCCGGTGGGATTGGAATTTGGCATGTCAGTGCGAAAAGTACAATTATTCAACTCAAAGCATTAGGGTATCACTAACAAGGAGAATTCACATGCCATTATGGACTATGACCGATGCCGTAGCAGGAGCCCCAAAGTTTATTTCAAAGGATGCAGGACGAGGATTCGGGCAGAACGTCCAGCAACAGTATCAGAACGTCACCATTAGTGCGGCCAAGACCAATACCGCCGTGGGGGTGTTTGGTGTTGATACGTTCGAAAAATCCAACACGACCTTTGAAGGTAAGTCTGTTACCCATTCAGGTTGGGTCCAGCGCAAGGTCGGCACAGGGTATGTACAATCCGTCGCCGTCACAAACGGGGGAACAGGCTATACCCCAGGTCCAGGTTTCATTACCTTCACGGGTGGTGGTGCAGGATCAGGCGCGAACGCAGCATTCGTTGCAAACGCAGGTGGTAGTATTGCCAACGTCACGATGAACGTCTTGTCAGTGTCCTCTGGTAGTGGCGCGAATTATAATGTCGCACCAACCGCAAACGCGGCCGTGGCATATACCACACCAGCCGTCTTTGCTGTGACTATGGGTGGCCGTACCGGGCGCAGAGAATACATCTGCCTCGTGGCTTCCGGTAGCATGACACGCGATGCCAACACTGACGATGTAATCGTAGGCGGCTAATGCAGCCCTTTCGAGAGTATCTAGAAGAACAGATGGACGGGGCCCCAGTCACAATCTGGGACCCCGCTCGCCTTCATTTGGATGATCTGAATGCACGAGAGTCCGTCAACGACGAATTAGCTGAACTCACGAGTGGAGAGATTCTGCATCCTGAAGTATCCTATGAGCAAGTATGCCAGTATCTTGAACCTCAAGGGGTCGAACTGCCCGCGGTGTCTGCTCATGCCAATGAATTCCTTGAGACCGCCGGCGAACTGTTTTTGCCTCTGGTGTCGATGAATGATGCAGCCCTTGCCGTGTATTTGTATTTTGCCTGGGTCCAAGATGAAACCGATTTTGACTACGATGTGTTGGCAGAGATTATGTCCGCGCAAGAGTTAGAGGAGCTTCTAAACGAAAACCCCGATGACGAAGCGTAAGAGCGACATATAAAGGATTTATTTTATTATGATTGACTTGAACCCCGATACGGTCATGATCTATGCGGTGAAGTCCTATGACAAGCCGACATATATCAAAAGTGAACTCCATGATGATTTGAAGCATCTGAGTTATGTGCGTCGATTGTTCAGGAGATATCACCAGTACGGGGAACTTAGAGAACGACTAATACTCAACCACCTCGTTATATTGTATAATATCTTTGGAGTCGTGGCAGCAACCAGGCTCCTTTTTTATCATGTGCGAGAAGAGGATCATGCGATACTCAAGACCTTCTTAGTATTTCTGGATTATATGCCGCCCAAGGTTGAAGGTATTCGAGGATGTGCGATTCTCTCGGATGATTTGCAAGTCGATGTTTTTGTAGTGGACGTGCTTAGAAGGATACGATCCCATGAATCCACCTGAAGTTAGTTTCACCAAGCGAGCCTATCAGAATGTGGTGGAGAAGAAGGGTACCCTCGCTACCACTGCAACCATCGTGGCAATTGTCGCTTCTATTGTCGGTACATATATTTCGCTCTCGAATAATTTGACCATTGCGAAGGCTGCGCGGGATGAGCAGATGAAGGGCTACGCGGTGCAAATTGGGGTCTTGCACAGCGAAGTTGATGGACTGCAAGAGGAGTTGAAAGATAGTATTACTCGTTTGACTAACTGGAACAAATCACTTACGGAACGACTCAACAACCAAGAGAAGGCATTCCGTCAGCAAGAAACCAACTCACTCCAAGATCGAATCAATCGCTTGGAAGATGCAGCCATGAAGAGGCGCCGCTAACATGCAACTACTTATTGAATGCACCACAGAAGATCAAGATGTGCTCCTGCATGATTTTTGTATTTTTACATGTGAGCGTTTGGAAATAGGGAACCCGCCATCCTTCACCTTCGTCGAGCATACCGGTGTTACGTCATTTGGTTCCTACACTCCATCAGAAGAAGCCATCATTGTTGCGACCGAGGGTCGACATACTTCAGATATTTTGCGTACCCTGGGACACGAACTGGTGCACCACAAGCAACTCTCCGAAGGCGACAACGAGATGACGCTAGAGGAACTAGAATACGAAGCGAACGCGGTGGCCGGTATGCTGATGCGCGATTATAATAAACTGCATCCAGAAATGTTTGGTCTTGCCGAACCCATAGAACCAGAACCAGGAACCATTGGCGATTCACAGGGCGCTGCATTCCCCGACCCGACACGACCTTCTGGACCGATTGAAATGGCTGAAGCCAAGATACGAGAGACTGACTCTGATGCCTTGAAATTACTCAAGTTGCAGAATCAGGCACTCCGAGCATTTTCCTCATCACCACGACAACGAGAGATACAAAAACAGATTGAGGTGTTGCGGAAAAAAATGAAAACCCAAGGGACGCCTGAATACCACACCACACTCAAAGAAGAGGGTATCGTGAATGCCGCGGGTACCGGTGCCGTGGCAGGTATTGGTATTGGACCACAAGGCGAACCTGGGGTCACACCTAAGAAGAAAAAGACCTTGAAGATGTTTCGACGCAAGCTGATGAATCCGGTTTCGTCGTTTAGAAGTAATATTTTTGACCATGATCGACCTCGTCATCGTCGTAAGTTGTTAGAGTACAATAAGATTGTCAAGGACACTATAATCGAAGTACGAAAGAAACTAAAGAAAGAGGCATAATATGGCTACGGATTTCATGAATCGGGCAGGTGGAGTTCTCGCAGCCCTGGCACCAACGGTTGCCGCCGTGTTGGGTGGACCTCTTGCGGGTATGGCCACCACTGCGATAATCAACGCATTGGGGTTGGCACCTGAATCCTCCAACGATCAAGTCATGCAGGCGATAGCCACTGCCACCCCTGAACAACTTATCAAGCTCAAAGAAGTAGAAGCACAATTGATTCTTGACCTCAAGCGTCTGGACTTGGACCTCACGAAAGTCAGCGCCGATAACACTAAAGATGCTAGAGCGCGTGAAGTGGCGACGGGGGATTGGACACCACGAATTCTTGCGGGTTTGGTTATCAGTCTCTACATTGGTGTGCAATTTTATCTCTTGGGGTACGTACTCGACGACAGACAAGTAAATGTGGTCATGCGGTCACTGGGAACCCTAGATGCCGCCGTGGGATTGGTCCTGGGGTATTACTTTGGATCATCGGTAGGGTCCGCTACCAAAACAGAGCAGATAACCAACTTTATCAATAAGAATAAGTAGGATTTCTCATGGCATCACAAGACGTTCTTCCTGAGTGCAGTCAGGGGTTTCAAGATGTCCGCATGGCAGTAGCGATCATCGAACGGGACATCGCACATCAGGCAAAGGTTGCAGACAAATTATCAGAAGCGGTGGAAAAGATTCAAGAGATGAATCAAAACCTCTGCAAGATAATTGCACTACACGAACTCCGACATGTGAGCACAGAGAAGGGGTATGAAGAGATTGGCGTGGACATTCGTGAGGTACATGGGCGCATTGATAAGATGTTGACGGTCGACAAACTTCACCCCAACAAGGCATCTAAACAAGATGATCTTGATACCGCCTTGGCGGAATTCAAGAAGTGGAAGTATATCATGACCGGTGCTGCTGTGGTCATTGGATATCTCCTTGCACATCTCAATTGGTCCCTTCTTGCCGGTTTGCTGAGTCTCCACGGGCAATAAAGACTTGCTTTCTGATAATGATTCGTGTATAATGCTGTTCTATGTTACATATAGATCTGAAGTATACGCATTTGATTTCCTGCCACTTCGAGAAGTTTGTCCGTAAGAACGACTATCTTTTCAACGTGCGCTGTCCCATCTGCGGCGACTCACAAACCAAAAAAACCAAAATGCGTGGCTATATCTACCGAGATAAGCAACGGCTCTGCTATAAATGTTGGAATTGTCAGGCTTCTCTCTGGCTCGGTGCCCTCATTGAACGTGTTGCACCCCACCTCTACCGAGAATATCTCCTCGAAACATTCAAGGACACCAGTAAACCTCGCATGGACCGTTTGCTCCATGAACCCGGGTTCTTCGATGGGACAGTCTCGACCTCTACCGAAATCATGCGATTTGGAGATGTCGACCCTGTGATCTACCAATATGCCGAAAAGGTATCCGATCTACCAGACAGTCACTATTGCCGACAGTACGTGAAGAATCGACTCATACCGGTTAGGTATTGGTCTAAGTTGTATTTTGCCGAACACTACGACAAATTTCTGACCGAAATCGCCCCTGAACACGGCAAAACGATCAAAGATGAGCCAAGACTCTGCATTATGTTCTACGACCCCTTTGGGGCCGTTTGTGCCGTTTCTGGACGTGCTTTAGGAGACTCTCCCCTACGATATATCACCCTACGGACGACCACGGACGAAACCAAGCTCATTTATGGACTAGAACGAGTGGACCAATCCAAGGTTGTCTATATAACCGAGGGCCCGCTCGACAGTCTGTTTCTTGAGAACGCCGTGGCGTCAGGGGATGCTAACCTTGTCTTGACGGCTTCACGACTCTCTGCGGCCCAGATCATCCTTGTATTCGACAACGAGCGAAGAAGTCCAGAAATTGTCAAGCAGATGGAACGTGCCATTAAACTTGGACATAAAATTGTCATATGGCCCGACTGGGTCAAGGAAAAAGACCTCAATCAGATGGTGTTAGCTGGTCGTGACCCCCAGGTCATTATTGCAGAACACATATATACTGGTTTGACTGCCTTAGCACAGTTGAACCATTGGAAAAAAACCTCAAGCAATAAGGGAGTTTTGGTATGAATGAAGTGAAGGTGTTGGATTACGGACATGTGCGCCTGGTGGATCATATGGGTTCCGATTTGTCAATCGTGCGCTCGGCGCGAGTCAGTTACGATGCTGTGTGGCGCACAGGCGAGGATGCGGGTAAAGATGCCAAGCTGATTCAATACCTTATCAAAAATCGCCACACGACTCCATTTGAATCGGTCACGTTCACGTTCGATATCAAGGCACCCATCTTCGTATTCAGACAATGGCATCGACACCGCACCTGGGCCTACAATGAAGTTAGTGCCCGTTACACAGAACTCCCAGAAGAATTCTATATCCCCGATGCCTCGCAGATCACCACCCAATCCACGTCCAATAAACAAATGCGAACCGATGAACTACATCCAGAGGCAGAAAAGATGCGTGAATGGATGAGGGTCACCAACCAAGTATCATTTAAGATGTATCGTGATCTGTTGGCAGAGGGGTGCCCACGAGAACTCGCCCGCTCAGTTTTGCCCGTTGCTACATACTCTCAGTGCTTTGGTACTGTGAACCTGCATAACCTCTTTCATTTTCTTGGACTCAGAACTCACAGTCATGCTCAGTTTGAAATTAGAGTCTATGCGTTAGCGATACTTGAATTGATCCGCCCAATCTGTCCTGTGGCTGTCACAGCCTGGGAAGAACTACACTTAGCCAAGAAATAGGACACACAACATGGATGCTCCCCTGTACGAACCTCAAGGGTTCTCCCTCAAGATTTTCAAAGACCGATATTCATTTACACCAGAAGAGACTTGGACAGAAGCGTGTACCCGTGTGGCGCACCAGATGTCGATAGCGGAAGCTCCTGACAAGCAGAAAATCTATGTGGATCGATTCTATGACGTGCTTGTTAAGAATTTGTTTGTGCCTGGTGGTCGTATTTGGTATAACTCAGGGCGCACCAATCCGCAACTCTTGAATTGTTTTGTGCTCGACCCCAATAAAGATTCAAAAGAAGGGTGGGGGAAGTCTGCCTATGACATGATCGTGACCAGTATGACAGGAGGTGGTTGTGGAGATGATTTCAGTGATGTTCGTCCCCGTGGTGCATCCATTGCCGGGCAAAGAGGGGCCGCGCCTGGTGCCGTGGAACTCATGCGGCTCATCGACGGATGCGCTCAGCCCATTCGTAATGGTGGTCAACGGCGTGTCGCACTTATGTTCTCCCTCGACCTTTCTCATCCCGACATAGAAGAATTCCTATCAGCAAAATTGGTCAAAGGTGAACTCACCCATGCGAATGTCAGTGTGCGCTCCCGCCATACCAAAGCCTTTATCAAAGCCGTGAAAGATGATGGGGAAATCGAACTACATTGGAAGGGAAAATACAAGCGGCAGATCAAGGCACGAACATTGTGGGATACCATCGTCAAGAATGCCTACAACTCTGCCGAGCCTGGGTTTCTCAATTGGGAACTGGTTGAGCATGAATCGAACATCTATTACATTGAAGAGTTAGTCACCACGAATCCCTGTGGGGAATTGGCACTGTCAGCAATGGAGCCGTGTTGCCTGGGTCATCTTGTCCTCTCCCGATTTGTGGTGGGTGACGACATCGATTACCCAGCCTTGGGTGATACCATTCGACTCGCCGTACGCTTTCTTGATAATGCTCTTTCGGTGAATCACTTCCCGCTCAACGAAATGAAAATCAAATCCAGCGAACTCAGACGCATTGGACTTGGTACCACTGCACTAGCCGATACACTTGCACTCTTAGGCTATCGGTATGGATCTGAAGAAGGCAATAAGTTTGTGGATAAGCTGTACCGGTTCATTAGTAAAGCTGCCTACGAGGCCAGTGTGTTGTTAGCTATTGAGAAGGGCGCTTTCCCTCTCTGCAATCCTCTCAAGCATGTGGAGTCTGGGTTCATGAAACGAATGCCTTCCAAAACTCTTTCGTTGGTCCGTGAGCATGGGATTCGTAATTGTGCCATCCTCACCCAAGCCCCCACAGGCACCGTGAGTATCCTCAGTGAAAACTGTTCGAGTGGGATTGAGCCGATGTTTGCCCCTGCCTATGAACGCCGCTATTGGGAAGGGGATGTTCGTAAGATGGAATTAGTCTTCCATCCCCTCTTCGAAAAGTTTATGTTGCAGAAGAAGGCAGTGGAACATTTTGTGGGATCACATGATCTTACAGTGCGCGACCACCTGGAAGTGCAAAGAATTGTTCAGAAACATTGTGACAACGCGGTGTCGAAAACAATCAATATCCCGCACGATTACCCAATCGAGGATATGGAAAAATTATGGCTTGAGTATCTTCCTCATCTCAAGGGGACCACCTTCTACCGCGAGAAAACACGCGGGTATATCAATGCCGCAGGAGAGGTTGAGGAACCCCCATTGTCTGCGATCCCATTGAAGGACGCGAAGAAACGATTCAAAGAAACTCACACTACAGGGACAGAAGCCGTGATGGAATGTCCTTCAGGAGTCTGCCAATTATGAAAACACCTATGTTCATTACTTCATTTATGCTAGCTATGTGCCCCCTGGTTCTTATTGTACTCCTGTCATTTGGGTGCTCAATCATTACCCCGCCTACATACCATGAGACTGAGTATGTCAATTACATTGAGGTTGCCATCGCAGCATCGGAAGGTATTTGTAATTCAGATGAAACCCAGAAACTCGCTACCTTATCGCTCCGGGCGAACCTGTACTCAAAACATCTTCCGAACAATGACCTGATGACTCAGGGGGCTGACCTGATGGATACATCTATTCAATCGCTCCGGACGAATCAAGACCCCCCAAAGAATTATTGTCAAATGAAACTACGAATCATTAAACAAATGGCCACCACACTAGCCGAAGCTGCGGGAGGGAAACGGCGATGATACAGGAATTGTTATTGCACGACGATGAACAGGTGCGTACCATCGGCATTCTTCTTGCCGAGGTTGAGGAATCACTAAAGACACAGCAAATCACCGAGCAGGATTATGTGGATATCATGGCTGATGTCGAACGACTTAAAACCATCATTGCGCTCAAGAAGAATCTTGAACTCAACCAAATGATCCATGATGCCGTAGTAGGTATTATTGAACTTGCCAAAATGGTGAAGTTGTGAAGATTACATATCGCGCAGGGTATAAGTACCAGCTAGAGAAAGCCTATGTGCACCAGTTAAGTTCTGCGTTTCCTGATATTCCCGAAGAATATGAGACCGGTTTTGTGTGGTTAGGCCTCAATAAGCAATTGATTATCAAGGCGGGGTATGCCTGGGATGGACCGAGTGGACCCACCATCGATACCAAGAATTTCATGCGTGGTTCCCTTGTGCATGATGCGCTGTATCAGATGATTCGTTTGGGATTCCTCGATAAGAATGTATGCCGCATTCTTGCAGACCAAGAACTCTACACCATTTGTCGTGAGGATGGCATGGGGCTGCCTCGTGCTAATATGGTGTATTATGCGCTGAGGGTATTTGGAAACCCTGCATCCCGGCTTAGTGCAGAGAATCGTGTATTGACTGCACCATGAAGGTGCTGAACAGATTGCACATTACATAGGAGAAATTTATGACTAATGGAAGTTTCAGTGAAGCTTTGGTCAATCTCAAAATTGGGCATAAGGTGGCTCGGGCGGGATGGAATGGGAAAAATATGTTTTTGTTTTTAGTACCCGGTTCAACCTTCCTGGTCAACAGGCCACCCCTATTAGGCATTTACCCTGAAGGCACAGCGATCAAGTACCATGCACATGTAGATATGAAAACCGCCGATGGTATGGTGGTGCCGTGGTTGTGTTCGCAGACTGACCTGCTTGCGAATGATTGGGGGACAGTAGCATGACCTATTCAGCCACATGTCCTTCATGCAACCGCCACATCGCACTGACCTACGATGAGGCCGATTCCACCCCTCTCTACTGTCCGTTTTGCGGTGAACCTGGCGATGAAAATATAGGTGAATACGATAGAGAAGACGATTCCTTGGGTGAATGGAATGATGACGATGATCTGTGATCGTGGGCATTGGCAGACTGATATCGAATTCGATCCCGATGATTTCTTTGGATTTCTATATGAAATTGAAGAGATCGACACTGGAAAAAAATACATCGGCAAAAAATTCTTCCGCCATAAGCGCACAAAGACAAAAACGAATCCCTCTAGGTTCAAAGACAGCGGTTGGCGCGAATATACATCATCATGTGAACCGTTACAAGAAGCTATCGAGCAGCGCGGCAAAGATAAGTTTGTGTTTCGCATTATCTCCCTATGTGTGGGCAAATGCCAATTGACTTATGAGGAGTATGAGGCACAGATCAAAGCTGATGTATTGAGAGCGAAACTCCCCGATGGAAGCCCTAAGTATTTCAACAGAAATATAGCCAATAAACATTTTTCGGGACTTGAAAAACAAACAGAGGAAGCCAAGGCTCGGATATCTGCGGCCAAGATGGGTCACCCTGTCTCGAAAGAATCCAGAGCCAACCGCGCGATAAGACAACAGAAACGCCTCAATCTACCGCTTTGATATTCTTCTTGACAACCCCACTTGACTATGTTAGACTATTCATACATTGGAGGACGTTATGGATCTTTTACTCGCAAT